TTCCGATGCGCGAAGCATCAAGAAAGGGGAATGAAAATGAGTAACTTTTATAATCCGAAGCCGGTAGAACAAGGGTATTACTACCATGTTGCAATACAAGAACAAGTTCAACTTACGCATGAACAATATTTAATCGAAAAAAATCGAGGAAAAGAAATTTGTACTAGTGATCCTGATGATGATACGGATTACCAAAAAATCAATTGGTATAACGATAAAAAAACATCTTTTGCCAACAAAGAGTGGGACGATTTAGTAAAAGAAATTCGTAATACATTCAAACGATATGGAAATGTCATGTTACAGCAAAAAGAAAACGGAACCTACTATGTCTATTATTTCGGCAGAACGCTTTGGTTAAAAGAAAAAGTGTTGAAGCGAGCGAGTATATTCATTACTCATTCAGCGATTATCGAAATGAATCAAGAAAAGTTTATGAATGATTTAACTCGGATTGGTAGATGGGAAAAGAATTGAGGAATCAAAACAAAAGAAAACCATTCGACTACGCCTAATCGAATGGTTCGTGAAACGACTAAATTATTATGTACATCTATTATAACACGGTCGTTTCTTCCAGTAAACAAGGAGGAATGTGGAAATGATTGAAAATCCGATTACTTACGGAAATGCTCACGATTCATCAGCAAGAGACTTCATAGATTATTGCCAAGGGTGTGGCGGAGAAATCTTTTACGGAGAAGGATACCTTGATTTTAGTGGTGATACAATCCATACGGAATCTGAATGTATCAAACAGTATGTTGAGGAACATTCCATGAAGAAAGTAGCAGGTGAATAAGATGGAAGCAAACGTACTTATAACAACTGAAGATATGGCCCATGAACAATGGTTAGAAGCTAGAAAAGCTGGTATTGGTGGTTCTGATGCAGCAGCTATTGCGGGTTTAAATAAATGGAGCTCTCCAATTGGGGTTTACTACGATAAAACAAGTGAAATGGTTAAAGATCAATTACCAAGTGAAGCAGCTTATTTCGGTAATGTGCTAGAGGAAATTGTAGCAGAAGAATTCAGTAAACGTACTAATTTGAAAGTTAGAACATGCAACGCAATCTTACAACATCCTGATTACCCTTGGATGCTTGCAAATGTGGACAGGCTTGTTGTTGGTGAAAAGGTAGGACTTGAGTGTAAAACGGCTTCTGAATACTTAAAGAAAGAGTGGGAAGGAGAAGAAATCCCAGCTTCTTATCTTCTACAGTGTCAACACTACATGGCTGTTACGGGTTATAAAGCGTGGTGGATAGCAGTATTAATCGGCGGAAACAAATTCATCTATAAAAAGATTGAACGTGATGAAGAGATCATTCAGTACCTAATCGATATTGAAAAAGACTTTTGGTTAAACCACGTCGAGAAAGGTATTCCTCCAATGTTTGATGGTTCGGAATCATCTTCTACATTACTTAAGGAAATGTATCCAGATTCGGTTGAGGATAGCGAAGTCGAGTTAGGGAATGAGGTTGAGTTATTAATAGAAGCTCGTGACCAAGTAGATAAAGAAATTAAAGCGTTGGAAGAACAAAAAACAGAGTATGAAAACAAAATAAAAGCAAAACTTGGTTCAAATGAGATCGGGAAAACAGAAAACTACAAGGTTTCTTGGAAAACACAAACTTCAAATCGTATTGATAGCAAACGATTAAAAGAAGAACAACCGGAATTGTATAAGCAATACTCAAAACCATCAAAAAGCAGAAAATTCACAGTTAAATAGGGAGGAAATGAACAATGGCAAACAATGAATCTATTAAAAATCAATTAGCGAATAGAACTGAAAATAAACCAGCTAGTCCTGAACAAACGGTTGAAGCTTATATGAAGAAAATGGGCCCGAGAATGGCGGAAGTATTACCAAAACACATGGATATGGACCGTATGAGCCGCATAGCGCTTACGACGATTAGAACTAACCCAACGCTATTAGAATGCACTGTTCCTTCTCTTATGGGGGCTGTGATGCAGGCTGTGCAGCTTGGATTGGAACCAGGATTACTTGGACATTGCTACTTGCTTCCATTTAATAAAAATGCAGGTACAAAACAGAATCCTCAATGGGTTAAGGAAGTACAATTCATCATCGGATACAAGGGAATGATCGATTTAGCAAGACGTTCCGGCCATATTCAAAGCATTTATGCTCACGCAGTATTTGAACATGATGAATTCGAATACGAGTTAGGCTTACATCCTACTTTAAAGCATAAACCCTCGTTTGGAGATCGCGGTGCATTTATCGGTGCTTATGCAGTTGCTCACTTTAAAGATGGTGGGTATCAAATGGAATTCATGCCAAAAAGCGAGATTGAAAAACGAAGAAATCGATCTAAGACGAAGAGTTATAGCCCTTGGGATAGCGATTATGAAGAAATGGCTAAGAAAACAGTTGTAAGAGCAATGTTCAAATACCTACCAATCAGTATTGAAGTTCAAACGCAGGCACAGCATGACGAAGTGGTTCGAAAAGATATTACGGCAGAACCAGAATTTATCGAAGCTGAAGAAGTGAATGATATCACGACAAATCAAGAACAGCCTGACATCGTAATTGAGCAATGATCGATAAGCAAAGCAAGGTACTCCTGCCGCAATGGGTGTGGCAGGAGGCAAATTCAACAGAAGAAGTAAAACAAAACGTACTGAAATATATAAATCCGAAACGCTACCCAGGTTATAGGGTCCTGAAAGTATCGAAAGGATTTGCCATATGCGAACGGGAGGAAACGTGATGTTTAAGATACCTGTGAGAAGACAAACGCAAATAGAAATGATACAGGCTACAAATGATTTGATTGACAGAGGGTTTGATTTCTTAACACCAATCAAACCAGTATATAAAAACGGTAAGTTTTACGAGCAAAGCGGTAGAAGTTTTCAAGGGAAACATGAATTTAGAACAATCGGCTACGCGGATAATGTCAGCTACGAATGTTGGATGAAGAAGGTGAACTAAATGGCTAAATACAGACACGTACAAACTTCATTTTGGTCAGACGCAAGAGTTTCAGAAGAAATGACGCCGGAGGATAAATACTTTTACCTCTACTTAATGACAAATGAGCATACAAAACAAATCGGAGTTTATCAGATTACCAGAAAACAGATCGCCTTTGAGTTAGGATATTCAATCGAAACTGTAAAAGCGTTGTTAGAAAGGTTCGTTAGTTATCACAAACTAGTCATGTATAACGAAGAAACAAGGGAGATTTGCTTAGTTAATTGGGGTAAATACAATCTTAATAAAGGCGGTAAGCCGATTGAGGATTGCATAAAAAAAGAGCTTAAATCCATCAAAGATTTATCTCTTGTGAAGATGGTACTCGAAAAAACGGAAAATACCTCGCTAGTTAATAAAGTCAGTGTTTATGCGGGTCTTGACGATACGTCCCACGATACGTCGACGATACGGGGACAAAAAGAAAAAGAAAAAGAAAAAGAAAAAAAGACTTCTTGTCAAAAGTTTTCAACTTCCGACCTGGAGAACGCGAAATTGTTATTTGAATTAATGTTACAAAACAATCCATCAGCAAAAGAACCTAACTTAGAAAAATGGGCTAATGACTTCCGTTTAATGAGAGAAAAAGATAATAGAACGGATGAAGCGATTAAATACCTTATTAACTGGACGCAAAAGGATGATTTCTGGAGTACTAACATTCTTTCCCCAGCTAAGTTAAGAAAACAGTTTGATGCATTAGTAGTGAAAATTAAAAAAGAAAAGGCAAAAACTCAGCCTAAAGTTGTTAAAGGTAAAAAGGAATTAAGAGAGGAGGATTTTGACCTTGAATAAAAAGCAGACGTTTGAATTATTAAAAGCAATTAGTGCATTGTATCCGATATTCGAAGTGACTCAAATGAAAATTGATTTATGGACTACTATTCTATTGGAACAAGAATACGAGGAAATGCTAAAGAACCTTTCTAACTATGCGAAATATAACCAATTTCCTCCTAAGCCAGCAGATTTATTAAAAGAAGATCATGAAGTGAAATATACAGGTCCAACTGTCGCGGAAACAAAATCAATGTTCAATCGGTGGGAAGAAAATAGCAAAGACGTGGCGCCGCCGGAGGAACGAGAAAAGCATCTTAAAGAAATAGCGAAGATATTGGGTATTAAACGGAGGGGAAGACAGTGAATCACACTTTAGACTACGAGGGGTTATATAGCATTCAAGCAGAGCAAGGTCTTCTAGGGGGACTAATTTTAGATCCAGACAAGATAAAAGATATTAATTTACAACCTGAGCAGATGTATCGTCCTCAACACGTCCATATCTTCCGCACAATGCTCGAAATCGATGGTGGAAACGAACCAGTAGACTTTGTAACAATGACCGCTAGATTAGCCGAGAAAGGGCTTATAGAAGATGTAGGTGGAATCAGTTATCTTGCTCAGTTATCCGAGACAACGCCAAGTACTTCTAACATTAAATACTATGAAAAAATCGTATGGAGTAAATGGAGAGATCGAGAGGTTGTTAGAAATACAGAAGCGTTAAAACAGGCGGTTCGTAGCGGGAATGATACAGAACTTGCTATTCAAACACAAATGGCAGCACTACTGAATTTAAGTAGGGAAGACAAGAACAGTGACGGGCGAATCAAGGATGGACTTATAGAAGTTTTCGGGGAGTTAGAGAATCCGGTGCGCGGATTGGCTGGAATGGATACGGGATTCACTGAATTAAACCGCATGACGGCAGGATTCAAACCGCAGGAGCTAATCATCGTTGCAGCAAGGCCGTCGGTAGGTAAAACGGCATTCTGTTTAAATGTAGGAAGCAATGCAGCGGGCGAACAAGGTGAGGGTGATGTGGTTGCTATTTTCTCCCTTGAAATGGGACAAAAAGAACTTCTGAAGAGAATGGTCAGCATTAACGGCAATATCGATGGGAATCGCATGAAAACAGGAGAGCTAAACCCAGAAGATTGGACGAAATTAACGCAAGCTATGGGAGCTTTAAACAACAAAAACATTCGAATCTTTGACGATGCAGGGATAACAACGAACTTTATATGGTCAAAGGTTAAAAAGTTATGTGATGAGTTCCCAGGTAAACAAATCATGGTGATTATCGACTATTTACAGCTAATAACAGGGAATCCGGTACATAAGGGAAACAGACAAGCGGAGATAGCAGAAATTAGCCGGACACTGAAAACAATGGCTCGTCAATTAAATGTATGTGTAGTCGCTCTATCTCAGCTGAGCCGTGGTGTAGAACAACGCCAAGACAAAAGACCTATGATGTCCGATTTACGCGAGAGCGGGCAAATAGAGCAGGATGCAGACGTCATAGCGTTCCTTTATAGAGAAGATTATTACGACCGAGAAACTGAGAACAAAAACACAATTGAAATCATTATAGGGAAGCAAAGGAATGGCCCGGTTGGATCAGTAGAATTGGCATTCATTAAGGAGTACGGAAAGTTCGTTAATTTGGAAAGAAGGTTTGAACAGTGAGAAGTCAATTAAGCTTTGACGACATATTGGGTACTTTCGATTACAAAGCGAAGAGCACGGCCGAGCAATTCCTGGCGAATACACCGAGAATCCTCACTTATGCCGTTGATTTCTTCGATAAAGACCTAAGGCAGAAACTACGGTGGTTTGAAGCGAAGACAAAGAGCGAAGCCGAGGGAATGGCTAAGAAGAAATACGGGAAGATACAGATCGTTAACATATACATCTCAGATCGGACGCTAAAGGAAATTATGGAGTTGGATTAAGAAAGGGGAATGGGGATGGATTACGAAAACTTAGTTTCAAAACTTGAAGGTGTGTTATCGCTTGGGAAAATGACTTCTAAAGCAAAAGAGGATATCAAAGAAGTTATAGATATGATGAATAAAGTTTTAGAAAAACAACAGATTCGTGATCGTGCAGGGGAATTAGGATTACAGACATTTTATAACAAGTCTTATATCGAGAAAGATTTGATGAATAGTATGAATGCCTTTTGTAGTCATCCAAAGGGATATGAAATGGCTAGTGACGATTTAAAAAAGATGCAAGGAATGCAGGAAGATATCCTTCACATGTTAGAGCTGTTTGAAGATGATGACGAAACGCTAATGAGGCATATGAAAGATTTAGTAGTGATTCGCAAACAAAGAAGATTAGCTAAAGATTACATGGAACTGACTAAACCGATCAAAGTATTAATTAGTAAATACCCAAACATCGGAAAAGAGATAAAGCAATGTCTTAAAAGTGTAAGAGAAGTGCAAGAACAAATACGGACTAGAAAATACACACCTCGTGAATTAACTGCTATGGAAGAAGCGTTTAAAAAACTAGAAGTAGTTTAGGAGGGGAAAGGGATGGCATTAAATCGTTGGTTAACCGATGAGGAATATGCAAGGGCAGCAGCTAACGGAGTAATCAGAACAAGGTTGAACAGTCGTGTATATGATTTTAATTGGGATTTGGAGTTAGCAATATCATCTCCGCCTGGAACGGTTAGACACGAATACGAGAGGAAATATGCGAAGTGGCTCAAATTAGCGGCGAGAAACGGTATAAGCAGCAGTACTTTTTACAGCAGATTGGGATTGGGTTGGGACCATCAAGCGGCTGCGACAAAGACCCCAAGGAGTAAAAGTAAAGCGGAAAAAAAGTGGTTGAATATCGCGGAACAAAACGGAATTAGCTATCAGACTTTTATGTCACGAATTCATACACGTAAATGGGATATGGAACGTGCAGCGACAACACCACCAATCAACACAGGAAGACGTTGCTCAATAAAAGTTAAGGGGGAAGCGGTTCTATGAAATACAAAGCAGTTCCAACAGAGGGAGATTACGAAATTGCAGCGCGTAATGGGATATCAAGAACTAACGTAAACCAAAGGGTATTCGGATACCAATGGAGCATAGAACGCGCTATAACAGATCCGCTCCAAAACAAAAAAGGAAAAGAGAATAATAGGACTTTGTTATTTCTCGCTGAACAGAACGGAATTAGTGCTTCCACTTTCTACAGAAGGATTAGAAGTGGAATGTCAGAAATCGAAGCAGCAACGAAGTTGAAAAAGCATGAAGTGTATCTAAAGATAGCGCTAGAACACGGGATTAGTGAAAATCTCTACCGCAAAAGGTTAGAAAGAGGAATGACTCAATATGCAGCGGCAACAAAGCCGAAGGACAAGCGTGGGAGCACGAAAAAGAAACAAATCAGCTAGGAGGCAACATGGACGAGAAAGATAGGTTAATAGAACAATTGATTCAGATGAATATATTCAAGCTACCGGATGGGCGTGACTTGTTTGAAGGGTCATGCGAGGAGTTGGCGGGGCTGTTGGAAAGGGATGGGGAGAATGAGGTATGCAAGAAGTAAACGATTAGCTTTATATGTATGCAAAGGTCCAAACGCAAGTTATAAGCGTTTTAAGAAGATGAGAGGTGCAATGGGTAATTTGAAAATCGAGGAAAACGTAACGTTATCACCTTATTACGAAAAGTTAGACCTTACATTCACATGGCATAGAAACGATGAGTTATTTGGAAATGCTGTTGAGTTCAATGGTGATGAATACACATTCGGAACAATAATACCCATAAAAGGGAGTTGGGAACTATGAGAGAAGCGATTGAAGAGTATATCGAACAGTTACAAAAATCAGCAGTGGAAAACAGAAAAGAAGCTGATAAAGCTTACGAAGCTGAAGATTTAGGACTTGCTGGTTTCTATAGAGGCAAATGGATTGCGAATGAGGAAACGGCAGTTAAATTAACGGTTATCTTATCTAAATACAAGGAGGAAGAACAATGAAATATACAGAGAATGGCACTTACGAGATAACTAAATTATTAGCAGAGGTAAAGGAGAATGAAGAGAATGACAACTAAGATCGTTATGTATACAAAGAACGATTGTCCGAATTGCAAACGCGCAAAATTCATGTTGCAATATTGTCCAATTGAAGTGGAATTGATCGAAAGGAATATTGAGGAGTTTGAAGGGCATAAAACAGAGTTAGAATTCGTTTTAGAATCTACTACACTTCCAACATTTTATTTTGAAAACGGAACAATTGTTAGAGGTTTTGAAGAAGGGAAGATTATGAACGAATTAGGACTTTAGGAGGGATTGCATGAAGAAAGAAACAGAAATTCAGGTGAATAGTGAACTTGCAGTAGTAGAAAGCGAGATTCGTAAGATGGAATATCACTTGGTTGGATTGAATAACGAGAAGCGGAAGACAAAGCTATCTTTGGAAGTGTTGAAGAAGCAGAAAGAGAAATTGAAAAGTTATTTATAAGGAGCGGAATGGGATGAATTTACGAGTGAAGATTAAGCGAGTGAAAGATGTGGAGTTACCACGATATGCGAAACCAGGAGATAGTGGCTTTGATCTTGTAGCGGCAGAAGACACTATTATCTGGCCAGGCGAAACAAAGGTTGTGCCAACTGGATTAGCTTTTGAGATTCCACCAGGATATGAGTTGCAGGTGCGCCCGCGTAGCGGTATGACGCGTAATACAAAGTTAAGAGTTGTTCTTGGCACGGTGGATAGTGGATACCGTGGAGAGGTTGGAGTGTTGGTTGATAACATTGAAATACCTAAAGCGATAAACATGCAAGCTCATGTAATTGAAAAGGGTACTCGTATCGTTCAAGGCGTTATAGCTCCAGTGGAAACAGCTCATTTTGTTGAGGTGGACAAACTGTCAGAAAGTGATCGCGGCTCAAATGGGTTCGGGTCTACCGGCGCCAAATAAAAAAGAGGTGATTAACATGGATGGGAAAGTATGTAGGAAGTGCAAAGAATGGAAAGTGTACAGTGATTATCCTGAAAATAAGAAATGTAAAAACGGACGTGAAGGGACATGTAGAAATTGCAGAAGTGAATATAGTAAACAGTGGCACGAAGAAAACAAAGAAGTAAGAACTAAAAAAACTAAACGTTGGTATGAGGAAAATAAGGAACGTAAAGCTGAGTCCGATAGGCGCTGGTATGAAAAGAATAAAGAACGTAGAGCTGAACAAAAAAGAAATTGGGAAAAAGAAAATCAAGAAAAAAGATATAGTTATGGCGTTAAAAGACGTTCTCTTAAACATAATGTAAAGTTTACACCATCTCAACGAACGGAATTGTTGAACAAAGACAATTGGACATGCCAATGTTGCGGTATAAAAGTTCATGACAGGCGTACAGGAGATTGGAACACACATGATAAAGCGCATATAGATCATTTAATTCCTCTGACAAAAGGAGGAGATTCTACACCAGATAATCTTCAAGTTTTATGCCGTACTTGTAATATTAAAAAACATAACAAAACTGAAATTGAAATTGAACAAACTGGACAAGCAAGATTAGTAATTTGAGGACATGCTTTCGGATAGCGAGAGAGGCATAGGCGGATTTGGATCTACGGGAGTGAATTAAGACAAAATTTGAATTTTGTATAAAAACGGAGGTGGTCAATATGCATTTAGACATTGCGAGATTTAAAAAGATTGGGAACTTAACAGTTAGGTTTGTAAATGAAAAAGACCAACTTGAAATCAAAGTACACATTAATTATCACTATTACAAGGAAGCAAATATTAAAATCAATCAGCAATTTCTTATCGATAAGGGAGCTATGAAAAGAAGAGGAGCGTTGAAACAAGCTCAGAGTTGGTTGCAACGTAATAAACAGTTCGTTGTGGATGTTATCGATGAACAGTTTCCAACGTTTTGGTGATTTTAGTACAAAAGCGTTATTTTAATCGAAAAGGGGAAATAGGAAATGAAAATGTTGGATCTATGTTCGGGAATTGCAGGAATAAGCATGGCAACGGATTGGGCTGGAATTGGAACAGTAGCCTTTTGCGAAATAGAAGAGTTCAATCAGAAGGTACTCAGAAAGAACTATCCTAACATTCCTATTTTCCCGGATTTATATAAACTTACGAAACAATCATTAATAGATGGAGGTGTAGACGTTGATTCAATTGGAGTTATTTCAGCAGGATATCCCTGTCAGGGAGAAAGTATGGCCGGAAAGAGAAAAGGTGCAGAAGACGAAAGATGGTTATGGCCAGAAGTCTTCCGACTCATTAGAGAACTCAGACCCACTTGGTTTGTTGGAGAAAATGTTGCTGGACACGTCACAATGGGCTTGGACACCGTGCTCTCCGACTTGGAAGAAGAAAACTACTCGACAAGGACATTCGTATTACCGGCTGTCAGTGTCGGCGCGCCACATCAAAGATACCGGACATTTATTGTTGGCCACTCCAACGACAAGTCAAAATTACAAGCCGATTCGAGAGTTGTGCCCTTCAGAAGCAAACGGAAGCCACGGGAAAACATTACCGGGATCAATCGGGGAACACTTTCCAGAATATATTGGGAAGAAAATCAACCCGAAATTTGTGGAATGGATGATGGGACTGCCACAAGATTGGACGAAGATAGATTGAGATTCTTAGGAAATGCGGTTGTGCCTCAACAGATCTATCCGATATTTGAAGCAATAGCAAAGATTGAAGGTTTAGTATAAAAATTTCATTTTGTAGAAAAGGGGAATGGATATGACGAAAGAGGAAATCGAAGCGGAACTCAAAGAGAAGCAGGAACAATTAAAGCAATTACGTATAAAGGCATCTCCGATAAACACACAAATTTATTTGTTAGAATGTGATATTTACGCGTTAGAAGAAGATAAAAAGCTTTTACAACAAAAGAGCAGCTAGCAAAAGCTAACTGCTCGCGTAAGGAAATCGGAGAAAGATAACCATGTGCCTACAGTATTGACGGAATATTGAGTTTTATTCAGGGGAGGATGAGGAAAATGGAAACGAATTTTGAAGTGAAGACGGTTGGTGTTGAGTACACTTGCGATAAATGCGAAGAAGGAGAGATGTTTCATCAAGAAGGAAGAGACAAAATGTTACTTACTGATCCACCTCGATTCGAACACGTTTGCACTAGATGTGGATTTAAACAAACCTTTCTTAAAAAGTATCCAACAATTGAATATAAGAGAATTATAACAAAATAATCCTTTTGTAGGAGAGATGCGAATGAAATACCGTATAAAATATTACATCAAATTATTAATGCATATTTTATGGAACACTGAAGCGCCGAAGGAAGAACATTTAAGACATTTGAAGAGAAAGTGAGGTTACTAGTTGATTAAACGTAAAAAGAAGACGGGCCGTATTAATAGTAGAAAAACAGTCGTACTAGGAATTGAGTTTGATAGTAAAACAGAAGCGGAGTATTACCTGGTATTGAAGAGTAATCCTGAGGTTGTTGAGATTGAACTGCAACCTCAGTACATGCTCCTTGAAGGGTTTTATATTACAACGCGAGATGGTAAACGAAAGAAGCGAAGAGACTGGAAATTCACAGCAGATTTTATTGTTACTTATAAAGATGGGACGCAGGAAGTAATTGATGTTAAAGGATTTGCTAACGATCGCTTTCCATATATGAAGAAAATGTTTGAATACCGCTATAAACAGGAATTAGTTGTTGTTATGAAGGACAAGCAGAAAGGTTGGATAAGAAAATAAAGGGAGCTGAGAAGATGATTCCAAAATACAAGGGTACAAGAGAGTTCATGCTGCACCGTAATGAAGAAGGTTTTGGTGGTAAACAACGTGTATGGAGTTTCGACGTATTCACGTACAAGGGGTTAATGGACCATTTAGACGATGGGTGGAGAATTCACGACGAAGAGAAACGTATAGCAGCGTTTTATAAGAAGACAACAGCTTAATGGATAACGGAACCATGCGGAGTAGATTGGTGGGGGCTACTTTACTAAGTGTGTTTCCCTTATTCAACAATGAGATAGTAAAATTTCACGTACCTTATGTGATGTTAAAAAGACAAATTGAGAAATAGGGGGATTCTAGTTTGGGACAAAAACAATTAGTAACTGAAGATGGAGTATTAGAGGAAGTAATTAAGGCATTACAAGATTATCGCGTTCTCAAAGTTAAATTTTATAATCTACAAGAAAGAGCGGCATTTGGTGCAGAGTTTTTGTTTCCTGAATTAAGAGATCATAAAAATGATGAGAAATATCTACGATACATTCAGATAAAAAGAACGCTAGAAGAGGCTATTGATGAAGATGAGAGAAAAATACTCGAAATGAAATACATGAATACTAAAATCCTAAATGATGATTATATCTACACTGTGATTGGAATCAAAAGAGCTACATTCTACAGAAAAAAGAAGTCAGCTGTAAATAAATTCGCCGATGCCATAAATATTATATAAATTGATACTTTTGGGCTACTATTTGGGCTACCATATCGGGTACCTTTTAACAACCGAATAAAAAGTACGATTATCTCATGAAGAAACGCTCTTTGAAAAGAGAATACGCTTCATGGGATAGCGTGCCCAATATAATAACGTTACTCGGTGACGCGGAGGCTAGAGGGAATAAAAGCTTCCCGAAATTATTTGTATTTATCATTCAACATGGAATCCACCTTCTGTGCTGAAAATAGATATAAATCTATTACTCTTGCTATGTTGATTTCTACGAATGGGGATGGTTTTCATGATTGAATGAAAATTGTTCTGGTGAGTAAAATCATTTGCTTTAAAACAGTTGTATACGTAACTTGAATTATCACCTGTAGTAATTACTCACGATTTTTACTATTGGGATAAAACAGGGTGTAAAGGAACTTGTCACTCCTTTACTCTAGATAATAAGACGGATAATTCCCCTGTCCGCGTAAACCCCCTACTAATCTTGTTATCTAGAGTAAGGCAGTGGAAAAATGCAGTACTGTCTTGTATATAAAGATTAATTCCCTTTATATAATCACATTGTGTAAAGACTATAGGTCAGCTAAGGCTATGCGACGGCTGATGTATTGACCGACTAATAACAGAAGACAGGCGTCAAGTTCACGATACACGAACATAAAAGACGGGGTTCGACTCCCTAATGCTGTTATTACTTATTTTGGGACTTGCTCCCCGGCGCAACTGAGCGCAGCATGGCCAACAGGAATGAATCGACTCGAGTAACGACTCATTCCGACTCCACGGAGTATAAACGAGAAGATTCTTTGTCTTCTCCCAGTCACCGAACGTAAAGCGTGTAGCTAATAAGAGCTAAAAAATTACATGATGCGGTGGCTTGGAGAAGGTTGAGAGTACTCAGCCTTGAAATGATTGCGAAATTCCCCTTTCGTGAATGTTTCTCCATCCCTTTGAAAGCTGTCACTTTGGTGATGGCTTTTTGTTTTTTGTTAACGAAGGAGGAGATATTGTGCATAAAAAGGATATAAAGCTATCGAGAAGACACTTAGCAAATCCACATCAAAAACAATCATTTATAGAACGACTTAAAATAAATAACTCGATTGACCTTAGAGACAACATGGTTATTATCGATTTAGGAAATGGGTATTCAGAAATAATACCTAAGGATAGTAATAAACGATTTAATTAAGCATCCATAACGGGTGCTTTTTTCTTTGTTATATAGAAATTACACATTAAACGTAGATTTGGACAAAATGGACATTTGGTTAGGAGGATCATAAATAATGAGTGAACAAAAGAATGGATTGTCATTAAAGGTGGATGTTGATACAAAAGAAGCGAATGAAAATATTAAAGAATTAACTGCCGCAGCTAATGAGTGTGTAGAAGCGTTTGAAAGGTTAGAAAAGATTATGGAGAAGTTTGGGAATAAACCTGTTCAGACATTTAATTTCAGTCCAGTAGTTAAAACCACCACTGGCGCAACTGAAATAGGTAGGACGATATGTAGAGGTACGCAAATATAAGTAAGATTAAACCAATAGCAATTATCGTAGGCGCTGCCGTGATCTGGGTGGCGTCTTGTTTGTTGTTAAGGAGGAGATGAGGAAATGTTTAAAGGATTAGGAGCAGTATTTACATTAGCTATATTAGGGATTTTGATTCTGTCGTTTGGAACATGGTCAGCAATTTGGTTAGGGGTAGCTTGGATTATTAGTTTTGCATTTAAGCTGGATGTAAGTTATATGACGGTGTTTACGGTTAGTTCGATTGTGTGGGCATTAGCTGTTATTGTTAAGGGACTATTCGCTTATTTGGGTAAGAAAGCAGCAGAAAGATTTTGGGATTGATTGCTGTTAAGGAAAGATAAGCGCAAACGTGTTGCATTTAACAAAACAAACGAACTCAACGAACGAAAATAGAGGAGGGATGAAAGAGTGAAAATGCTGTACTTTGAAATAGATAACGGAGAGTGTGTACCTGCGTATACTTGTTTGCCATCGTATAGGGCAAAAATTACAGGTTCAAAAATCCATTCTATTGAAACTTGCTTTAGCGTGTCTAATATCACCCGAAAAGGTTACGATTGGTTCCTGAATAATGTCGAAGAAGAAAATGAAAGTTGGGCGACGAAACATCCACATTTAATGAGAAGTTTAAAACGACTAGCGTTAAGTCAATCGATACGTCATCCATTTAAACATTCTAATTTCGAACCATCTAATCATCGATTCCCATTCGTCTTTGTCTGGATTAAAGATAAGAAATTCACGAAGGCGTATTTCGAGTAAGCTTGAACGAAAATATAGATAGTTAACAAAGTGAAGTTTAAGTAGTTTATAGTTATGTGCACCTATATGTATGTTTTGTATGAATAAATTATAAATAGATATATGTATATGTTGTTCTGTAAGAAGACTATATTCTTACCTATTTACCTATACTTACATTTTTATTAATTTATTATCATATCGATGTTCATTTGTAGTGTTTTAGATAAATAGACTGTGAAATTCATTTGAGGTGATTTCGTGCTGATCTATACAGTTATGATGTGGGACCATGCTGATACGGATATTATGTTAGCAACAGCAGACAGAGAAGAAGCATTAAAAGAATTCGAATCATGTGTAGCATTCTCTTTGCAAGTTTGGGAGAAGGGTGAAGTATTAATTGAAATGATAAATAGTGAAGGCGAATATTTTGCTGATGGCGGAATAGAAAGATATCCAGAAAAAGGACAACAGTTATTTAATGAGATAGTAGAACAATTACAGTAGCGAATCCGCTGCTTTATCTGTTTTATGATATTCTTGAGGAAAAGGAGGGTGGTCCTTATGAATAAGGTAAAAATAAAAACGATCGAGATAGAAGGGCAAGATATTCAATTTATCGATGGTGAGGTTTGGGAAGAACCTTCGAACGAATATATTATTCCGGACCGTGAGTATCTAGTTTATCGAGATAACAGAACAATACACTTTGATTTTAAATCAGAAGTAAAGAATGAATTATTAGATAGATCAATTATTGGTAGGGCATACTTTTCAGCTAAGATACTACTTGAAACAAATGAAATTGTGGAAGGTAAATTCTTATGTGCTAATGTTATGAAAAGTGGCGATGAGATTCACCCTAATTATTATGAACATGATTCAATTTTAATTAAGTAGCGAATACGCTGCTTTTTTATTTTGTAAGGAGGATGAGATGACGGATTTTGAAAAACGCATATTTGAAGAAGTTAAATTCAAAAAGAGAATCGAGTATTTAACTAATTTAGCTATGGAAAATGAAGAGTTAAAGGAATCAGTCAAATCATTATCTGCAACTGTTGAAGAACTAAAAGAGAAAATTGATATTTTAAGTATACAAGTAAGTGAAAATAATAGTGCAGATAATATCTTAGGTACTCTCGAGTATGCACTTACAAGGGTAAGGGAATATGAATTAATGGAGGATGATGAATGAAAGTAGTTAGAGAGCATAATGGCAAGTATTATCTAACAGAATATGATGCGCCTCACGGATGGTATGCGGCAGAAATAAGTTATGAAGCATTTAAACTGCTGGAGCATCTTGATTCTTTTAAAGATTTCTATAGTGTTGATTGGATAAAAGATGAGGAGGATGAATGATGCCGACTAAAGATGTTGTAAAAGAAATCTATTTGGCTGTACGTAATGAGGATGGAACATTTGGAGAACCGATATTGATAAAACCTATGAAAGGATCTGCTCTATATGCAGACAGTGATGATGTGGAAGGTGAAGCTTAATGACTAGTCATTACTTAATCAATACATTAGTCAATTGGCGAGACAGTATCGAAAGATTCCATTTGAACTATGCTTTACAACTCTTGAAAGAACAATTGCAACTGAGTGATGAAGAAGCTTTAGAAATGTATCATGAAGAAGTAGTATCGATGTTATCGACGGGATATAGTTGGTATGAATACAAACATCCGCAGTTACGTGAGTTATTAGGAGAATGATTGAATTTAAATCTATAGAAGAGATTATCGTGAGGTGGGTGAATGGCTAAGGAATACGCAAAGAAATTTTATAAGTCAACAGCTTGGGAGAAGTGCAGAGAGTCATACATTTCTACAACGTTAGATGGTATGTGTGAGCATTGCAAAGAAGTACCTGGATATATCGTTGACCATATTGTCGAGATAACACCAGAGACTATAGACAATCCAGATATCACATTGAATCATGAGAACCTACAATACTTATGCTTACCTTGTCATAACACTAAGACGTTTGGTAAAGCTGTATTGATTAGAGAAGATGTAATGTTTGATGAGAATGGTGATTTGATTAGGAGGGATAGATAATGAAATTAGATTTATCTGAAAGAAGTATTAAAGAGTGCCTAAAGTTAGCGGTTGAAAGAGGAGAGAATGTTCTAACTAATCAACACCAAAGAGTGATTGGAAAGACGACAGCATTAATTGAATTTGCTATAGAGCATAAGTACATTGTAGTAGTTAATAATGAAGCGATTGCTAACGGATTGCGTTTTGAATTTAATTATGATCATATTGTTGGAATCGACAGGATACATGCATTAAAGATAATAGATGGCCGCAACAAAGAAATTGTATTTGATGAATGTTGTAGTCCAGAGCGTATTGATCAATTGGTTAACTTAGGCTTTAAAGTAGTTACGGGATTTATAAACGAGAAGAATGGAAAACGCAGAGAGTATTACAATGCTTCTCAATGTTTAGCGTGTGGGTATAAAGATAAGATATATCATCAATCTAAAGAAGAATATCAGGAGATAACTGTTTGTCCTAAGTGCAGCGGGGCTTTTGTAGATATGTTTAAGATAGGGAAGTACAAACAATTTAATAAAATTACAAATCATAAAGACAACACACATGAATCGATTATTGAACACATTAAAGAGATTGATGAGTCGGTAAATCGCTTAAAAAGTGCAGATTCATTTTGTTCTTTAATGCAGGCGAAATCAACAGCCTTATTGGCATTATCCCTTACTCCCCCCTATCAAAAATAAATCAAGGGCCTATAGGGGGACCGAGAGGGGAGCTTCGTGTAACACACAGGTCATTTCGCGTGACCCCCCTACCCCAATACAAATGAAGTGAGGTGTTATTGATGGCGATAAAGAAAGAATTAACAAAAGAAGAACGAGTTAAGAAGGAAGTAAACAGACTTAAACGGATTTATAAAGAGATGCCAAAAGATACTCTCATGGTTGTAGAGGGGTTAATTGTTGAAGCGGCAGACTTACGAATTCGGTTAGAAGATATTCGTAAGGATCTTGATGAGAATGGTTATGATGAAATGTTCTCACAATCAGAGAATCAAGAACCCTATGAAAGAGAGCGTCCACAAGCTCGACGTTATATATCGATGAATAAAAACTACCAATCTATCATGAAACAACTTGGCGATTACGTTCCTAAAATACCACCAAAACCCAAGGAGAATGGCGATGGGTTCGATGAGTTTGTAAATGGCCGTGATTAAGTACCCTCTATCTTATAATCCAATTTTAGAATACTGGTACAAAATCAAAACAAAACAAGAAATTGTATCAGATAAAGTAAGGCGAGTTTATAAGAAACTTGTCACAGATTTAAGTAGCACAAAAACCGAATGGGAGTATAACGCTAAACGAGCCAATCATGCAATAGAATTTATTGAAAACTACTGTAAACATTCGAAGGGACGTCTTGGAGGTAAGCCTTTTTTATTAGAACTGTGGCAAAAAGCGATGACAGCAGCTTTGTTTGGATTTGTCCATAAGATAGACGGTGTAAGGAAGTATCGTGAGTTCATGTTGATTGTGAGCCGTAAGAATGGTAAGAGTGCTTGGGGGTCTGCAATTGCTTTATATTTAATGGTTGCTGATAACGAACCAGGACCCGAAATTGTATCGGCAGCAACTAAAAAAGATCAGGCTAAGATTATTTGGTCTGAAGCAAAGAGAATGGTGAAAAAATCACCAATCCTTTCTAAAAGAATCCGTACGTTAGTAGCTGAAATGATTTCAGATTTTAACGATGGTTCTTTCAAACCTCTTTCAAGTGATTCAAATACACTTGATGGACTTAACGTGCATTGTTCATTAATAGATGAACTACATGCTATTGAAGACAAGAATCTTTATGACGTTATTGTTGATGGTATGACGGCTCGTGAACAACCAATATCAATTATAACAACGACTGCTGGTACGGTTCGAGAAGGTATTTTTGATATTAAATATGAAGAAGCTGAACGTATTATCAATGGTTATGATGATCCAGATGGTTATAAAGATGAACGAGTTCTTCCTATTATTTATGAATTGGATAAACGCGAAGAGTGGACAGAAGAGTCTTGCTGGAAAAAAGCGAATCCAGGATTAGGTACAATCAAAAATTTAGACCAATTAAGAAGTAAAGTTGAAAAAGCGAAAGCAAATGCTATGCTTGTTAAAAACTTACTTACTAAAGATTTCAATATAAGAGAGACATCAACTGAAGCGTGGTTAACCTTTGAACAATTAAATAACACTGCAATATTTAATATTGCAGAATTAAAACCTTCCTATGGCATTGGTGGTTGCGACTTATCTTCGACAACCGACTTAACTGCAGCGAAGGTTATTTTTATGCTTCCAGATGACAAAAACATATATGTAAAGCAAATGTACTGGTTGCCTGAAGATTTATTAGAACAAAGAAGTAAAGAGGATAAAATACCATACGATTTGTGGTATGAACAAGATCTTTTAAGAACTACTCCAGGAAATTCAGTTCATTATAAGTATGTAACTGAATGGTTTTTAGAAATTAGAGATGAATACGGCATTTATCTCCCTTGGATTGGTTACGATAGATGGTCAGCGAAGTACTGGGTTGAAGAAATGGAAGGTTATTTTGGCAAAGAAGCAATGGTTCCTGTTGCACAAGGTAAGCAAACACTTTCAAGTCCAATGAAATTATTAGGAGCTGACTTAGAATCGAAATTAGTTAATTATAACAATAATCCAATCGATAAATGGTGTCTTTCTAATACTGCAATTGATATTGATAAGAACTTAAACATACAACCGAATAAAACGAAGAATCAGCGCCGCCGTATCGATGGAACGGCAGCGCTTTTAAATGCTTATGTAATCCTTCAAGAGAAGAGAAATGATTATCTCAACATGATTTAAGAAGGAGGTGAGAAATTGGGATTATTCGATAAGATATTTGGGAAGAAACAAGTCCCTACTACAACTCGTTTCGAAATGATAAACGATAATGGAGGAGGCTTTTTTTCATGGAATGGAGATATTTATCAAAGTGATATTATCCGGTCTTGTATCCGTCCTAAAGCGAAAGCTGTTGGAAAACTTATAGCGAAACATATTCGTGATAATGGTAATGAATTTAAAATTAATCCAGAACCATATATAAGATTTATTTTGGAAGAGCCAAATCCTTTGATGACAGGACAAATGTTTCAAGAAAAAATGGCTATTCAATTAGAGTTAAATCATAATGCTTTTGCTTATATTAAGCGTGATGATTTCGGTTATGCTACCGAGATATATCCTATCCCTTGTACAACAGTAGAAGTTGTTGAAGGAGCATATGGAGATATCTTTTTGAAGTTCTACTTTAAGAATGGTAAGCAAATGACTATACCATATGCTGATGTGATTCATTTACGTAAGGATTTTAATGATAATGACTTTTTCGGAGAACATCCAGGTAATGCATTATCACAGTTGATGGAGATTGTTACGACCACCGATCAAGGTATTGTCAAAGCGATTAAAAATAGTGCTGTAGTAAAATGGATTCTTAAATTTAAATCAGTATTAAAACAGGAAGATATTGATAATCAAGTTAAGAATTTCGTTAATAATTATTTAAATATAGCTAATGATGGCGGAGCAGCTTCTTCTGACCCTCGTTATGATTTAGAACAAGTTAAACCGGAAGCATTTGTTCCAGATTCAAAGCAAATGCAAGAAACTGTACAGCGTATTTATAATTTCTTTAATACAAACGATAAGATAATACAAAGTAAATACAATGAGGACGAGTGGAATGCCTATTATGAATCAGAAATAGAACCATTCGCAATGCAGCTTGCTGGAGAATACACCAGGAAGCTTTTTTCACGTAAAGAAAGAGGGTTTGGGAACAAAATTATCTTTGAATCTTCTTCTCTTCAATACGCTTCTATGAGTACAAAAATGAATTTAGTTCAAATGGTAGACAGAGGCTCATTAACTCCGAATGAATGGAGAGCAATTCTTTCTCTTGGTCCAATTGAGGGAGGCGATAAGCCGATTAGAAGACTGGATACAGCCTTAGTTAAGGAAGGTTCAGTCGCTGATGAAGGAGGTGATAATAATGAATCAAACGGAAAAGAGGGAACTACTGAGTAGTGAAATAGAAATTAGAGAAGTTGAAGGCGGACTTCGTACGATTAATGGTTATGCGGTTAAATGGGAAATGAAGTCTGTAACAATGGGTTATTGGAGACGTTTTAAAGAGCAATTCAAGCGTGGAGCTTTTACAGATTCTTTAACACAAGATGACCAATTAGCGTTATGGAGCCATGATTACTCTCAAGTTCTAGGTAGAACTAAGAATGGGACTCTTCGATTGTTTGAAGATGAAATTGGGCTTCGATTTGAATTAGATTTGGCTGATACAACGCTAGGCGATGATACGTATAAAACGATTAAACGCGGTGATGTTGACGGTGTTTCTTTTGGCTTCCAAATGGTAAAAGAAGAATGGGATGAATCTGATCCAGATAATGTTGTACGTAGTGTTACAAAGGCGAAATTAATTGAAATTAGTCCTGTTGCATTCCCGGCGTATCCAGATTCTCAAGTATCAGCTAGAAGTCATGATCCATATAAACAATTTGTAGATGAACGTAATCAAAAAGACTTACGAAAAAAACTAATTTTAAAAACTTACTTATAAGGGAGAGGTTTAATTGAAAACATTACAAGAAATTTTAGCTAGAAAAGCAGAAATTCGCACTTTACTACAAGGTGATCAGGAGGTAGATTTAGCAGCATTTGAAACTGAATTACGTGAACTTGACGAAGCTCAAAAACAAATTGAAACTCGACAGCGTTTACTGAAAGAAGCGGAAGTTATTAATAATAATAGTGAACCAGAAACGCGTACAGTAGTTGAAACTTTTAACAATGAGCCAGCTCAACAAGATGTAGAGTTAGAAGCTTCAGAAAAACGTGGACAAGCATTAATGGAAAATCGTGCTGTTACTGTAGGAAGCGGAACTGTAGTACTTCCGAAACATACGGCTTCAGATATCCGCCCTACTTTCAATGAAGTTTCTACACTGATTGATCGTGTATCTACAAAAACATTGAAAGGTGGAGAAAGCTACCAACAATCATACCTCGAAAGCTATGGTGAAGGGGATTATACAACTGAAGGTAGTGATTATGCTAATGCCGAGACAAAATTTGGATATGCAGACATCACTAAAGCAAAGGTTACAGCTTATTCTGAAGACACAGAAGAGCTTCAAAAGTTACCAGCAGCTGATTACGATGGTGAAGTAATGAAAGGTATCACTGTAGCTACTCGTAAAAAGTTAACTCGTGAAATTTTAATTGGTACAGGTGCAACTAATCGACTTGTTGGTATTTTTTCAGCAGCAGCTAAAGCGATTGATCCAGCAACAGATTTAGAAATCTCAAAAATTGATGCTTCCACTTTAGATGACATTATCTATAGCTATGGTGGAGATGAAGATGTTGAAGATGCAGCTGTTTTAATTCTGAATAAAAAGGATTTAAAATCATTCGCTAAACTTCGTACTTCTGATGGTAAAAAAGTGTACAACGTTGTTTCTCATGGCAACTCCGGAACGATTGATGGTGTACCGTTTATTATCAATAGTGCATGTAAAGCAGTATCTGATGCAGCAACAACAGCTGGACAGTTCAATATGGCTTATGGTCCATTATCAAACTACCAACTTACTATCTTCTCTGATATGGATGTACAACGTTCAACTGACTTCAAATTTAAGCAAGGTATGATTGCTCATAGAGGTTCAGTTTTTGCTGGTGGTAACGTAATCTCTAAAAATGGATTCTTACGTGTTAAGAAAGCGGCTACTGTTTAATAGTCGCTTTTTCATTTGAAATAAGGAGGTATTTTTATGTTTGAAAAGAAAATGCGAGAATTTAAAGTAATTACAGCGTTCCGCGATAAGTTCTCCTATGTACATTACAGTGTCGGAGAATCATATAAAACAGATGACCAGGAAAGAATAGAATTCCTACAAAAAGAAGGCTTCTTAGAAACTGAACCAATTAGTGATTATAAACCTGTTGTTCCTGAAATTGTCCATGTTGGCGGAGGATATTACGAACTTCCTAATGGTGAAAAGGTTAAAGGAAAAGAAGCAGCACTTAAAGCGTTAGAAGAACTTGAACCAGTTGGTGAATAATCATGATGCTTGAAGTAGTAAAGAAGGCATTGCGTGTCTCGCATAATGCTCTTGATGACGAAATTGATGATTTAATCGAAGCGGCCCGAACTGATTTGAGCTTATCGGGCGTTTCTGGTTTTAAATCAAACGATGATACAGATCCGTTAATTAAACGAGCGATTATTATGTATTCAAAGGCTAATTTCATTCCAGATGCTAAGGAAGCAGAACGGTTTCAACTATCGTATAACATGCTTAAGAATCATCTTACTTTAGCGGGTGATTATAAATGAACGATATTCTACACTTCCCAATAGTTACAGTCATTGAAGATGAATTAGGACAAAAAGAGGAAGTAAGAACGTTTGATAGACAAGTATTTTGTAAAAAGAAATCTGTTCCACAATCAGAATTCTTTCAAGCTGGTCAAAGTGACATTAAAGCAAGTTGTGTTTTAATAGTCCACGTTCTAGATTATCAAGAAGAACGTGAAGTTAAGTACCGCGAAAAAGAATACAACATATACCGCACATACGAACGTGAAGATGAAAAAATCGAATTGTACTGTGAGGTGGTATCTGGTGGCTAGTATTGATAGTCTAGCAAATGATATTGCTAGAGAACTACAAAGGTATGGAAAAGAAGTAGAGGAAAAGTTAGAAGTTGAAAAAGAAGTAGTTGCAAATAATCTAGTGAGTGATCTGAAAGAAAACAGTCCTAAAAATACAGGTAAGTATGCGAAGGGATGGCGTAAGAAGAAGGAAGGCAATGGTTTTATTGTCCATAACGCATTAAAGCCTCAGCTTACACACTTATTAGAAAAGGGCCATGCACAGGTAAATGGCGGGCGTGTACCAGCTAAAGTTCATATTGCTCCAGCTGAAGAAAAAGCGGCAAATGATTTTTCAGAGCGAGTTGAAAGGGCGATTCAACAATGACATTAGGTGAATTAAAGAAGATTCTAGATGCTACAGGATATCCTGTAGCTTATTCGCATTTCACAGCTACAATAGGCAATCCCGTACCTAAACCGCCTTTTATTTGTTATCTTGTGACCGGTTCACCAAACATGATTGCTGATAGTAAAGTACATTTCAAAATAAACGATGTAAACATCGAGCTTTATACAGCAAAAAAGGACTTGGTTGCAGAAGCCAAACTTGAAAAAGTATTAGATGACAATGAGATCCCTTACGAGTCATCTGAAATTTATATAGATTCCGAGAAATTATTTCAAAAAATATATGAAACGAGGTTGATATGAATGGAGAATAAAGTTATTTTCGGTCTAAAGAAAGTACATTATAGCGTGATTACTGAAGATGAAACAGGGAAAATCACATATGGAACACCAGCTAAATTACCAGGTGCGGTTGAAATGAAATTGGAACCAAAAGGTGAACAATCGGACTTTTATGCTGATGATAGCAATTACTACACTGAATCAAGTAACCAAGGTTATGAAGGTACCTTGAACCTTGCTAAACTTACAGAAGCTTTTCGAACTGACGTATTAGGTGAAGTCCTAGATGAAACTGACAAGGTAATTTCAGAAGTTGCAAATGCAAAAACAAAGAGAATTGCTCTCATGTTTGAATTTGATGGCGATGTAAAAGCAATCCGTCATTTACTATATAACGTAACTGTATCACGCCCTGGATTCGGTTCTTCCACAAAGAGTGATAAAACAGAGCCGACTACAACAGAATTAAAATTCGTTGCATCACAGCATCCAGAAACATTAAAAGTGAAAGATTCAACAACTGTTGCAACACCAGCGGGAATTTACGATGCTTGGTATACAAAAGTGTATGAGAAAGTCGTGGGGGCGTAACTAGATGGAAAAAACAATTGTAATTGATGATAAGGCAGTGCTTTTGAAAAGTACCGCTGGCACAGCTATTCGTTATAAGGCGCAATTCAGACGTGATATGTTTGCGGATATTCTTAGTTTAGGAGTACTTTCTTCATACATTTCAGCTGATGGTGATCAAAGTAACATTGACCTTTCACAAGTTGATTTAAGTAAATTAGATTTCGAAGTTATTTATAACTTAGTGTGGGCATTTGCAAAAACAGCAAATAAAGAAGTTCCAGATCCGTTAACATGGCTGGATACATTCGGTGAATTTCCGATTGCTGAAATTATTACTGAAATTCAGGACTTAATTAAAAGTACTGTTCAGTCAAAAAAAAAATAACTGAAGATGAACAAGGGCAAGGGCGTAACGATGGAAAAGGTGTTTTTTCCGTTGATACATTCCTTGCTCTTTGTTATTCATGCAAACTCTCAAAAGAAGATTTAGAAGATATGACAATAGGTGATTGCCTGGATTATATCGATGAATATGTAGAATTACGAAATCCGAAGAAAGAACAAGAAAATTCAAGAACAGCTACACAAGATGACTTTAACAATTTCTAAGCAAGCGAGGTGATAACATGGCAGGAAGAATTAAGGGAATAACGATAGAAATTGGTGGAGAAACTACCGGTCTTCAAAACGCATTAAAAGATGTTAATAAAAAAAGTAGCGAACTATCTAGAGAATTAAATGATATACAACGACTCTTAAAATTCGATCCAGGTAATATCGAGGCACTTTCTCAAAAACAACAATTGCTTACTCAACAAATTGAGAATACAACAAAAAAATTAGATAGCTTAAAAGCGGCTCAACAGCAAGTACAAGCACAGTTTGAAAGTGGCGCTATTAATGAAGAGCAATATCGGGCGTTTAGGCGTGAAATTGAATTTACAGAAGGGCAACTTAATGGATTCAAAAACAGTCTTGCAGGATTAAAGGCTGAGCAAGAAAAAGCAGCAAGTTCAACAAGACAATTAGAGACTTTATTTAGCGCCACAGGAAAAAGTGTTGATGATTTTGCGGATGCATTAGGGAATCGTCTTGTGAATGCAATTAAGAACGGCACGGCATCAAGTAGGCAGTTAGAACAAGCAATCGAGATAATCGGACGGGAAGCGCTAGGAGCCGAGACGGATATCGAGAAATTACAACAGGCGCTCCGTTCTGTTGATGATGGTAATTCTATTCAAAATATCAGAAACGATTTAAACCAACTCTCTCAAGAAGCGGATCAAACAGGTGAAAGCGTCAAAGAATTAGGGGTTGAGCTAGAAAACGTATTAGGCGGAATCGTTGCTGGTAGTGGTATTCAGGAAGTAATTGGACAGGCTTTAGATATGTCCGAGTTAAAGACGAAAATTGATATTACCTTTGACGTTCCAGAATCATCAAAGAGATCTGTGGAGGATGCAGTCAGAACTGTTACAGCCTATGGCGGAGATGCAGAGGAAGCATTGGAGGGTGTACGTAGACAATGGGCATTAAATAAAGATGCTTCTGATGCAGCAAATACGGAAATTATAAAAGGAGCAGCAAACATTGCTAGTTCCTATTCGCAGATTGATTTTACAGAATTAATACAAGAAACAAATGAAATTGGTAGCGAATTAAATATTTCAAATAAAGAAGCGCTAGGATTAGTAAATTCGCTTTTAAAAATAGGTTTTCCACCTGAACAACTAGATATTATCGCTGAATATGGTCAGCAGTTAAGGCGAGTTGGTTATACGGCACAAGAAGTACAAAGTATTATGACAAGTGCATCTCAACAAAAATCATGGAATATTGACAACCTATTGGATAAACAATTGTCCCTATGAGTGGTGACATTCATAGAAAACTCCTTTAATTCAGTGGAAATCTCTAAAAGAGACAATACTGAGCGAAGCCTGTAAAAAGGAACGTGCAACGACTAGCTGAAAAGCGTAGGGTGTAAGCTAATGACACCCGAAATGGGGAGCATCTTTATACAAGATGATGATATAGTCTGGTCTGTATAGTGATATACAGAAGTTCATAAGAGAACTGGCAGGAACTTGCGAATCCTGTTGAACATATCGGGTTTAAAAGAAGGTCGTGTCCGTTCTGTTGAAATGGCGCGTGGATTAAACAACGGTATGAAAGATGCTATTCGTGGTGTTGTGGACGATACTGAGAAAATGTCTGATGAACAAGTTTCAGCAATGCAAAAAGGATTTGCAAAACAAGAATCTGCACTTGCAAACTCATTTAGTAATCAAGAGAAAGCACTTTCTAAAAGCCATAGTCAAAGACAGAACGCATTAGCTAAAAGTCTTGATGCTGAATACAATGCAGTTTCTAAAAGTTACGAAAACCAACAAAAGAATTTAGAGAAAAAGCTTAGTGCTCAATATGATGCGGCATCAAAAAATTACGATAACCAACAAAAAGCGCTAGAAAAGTCCCTTGAAGCGGAAGTTAAGGCGTTTGAAAAGTCGTCTGAACAGAAAATAAAACTCATTGATAAAGAATATATGGAACGTATGAAATTAATCGATGAGGAAAAATACAATCGTCTTAAAGCGATTGACGATCAAATTGGTTATTTAGATTCCAAGACAGCAGCAGAAGATAAATATATTAAAGATCGTGAAAATGCTGAAAAACGTGCTGATTTAAAGATAAAGATAAGCAAGGCCAAAAATGAAGAAGAACGTCAGGCAGCAATCAAAGCATTACAAGAACTTGAAGAGAAAATGCGCTTGGATAAAATACGTGAAGAGCGTAAAAGTCAGATTGATAGATTAAAAGAAGAAAAAGACGGTATAAAAGAAGCATCTGATGCAAAGAAAGAAGCGCTGAAATCAGAAATTGATAGCCGAAAAGAACAAGTTAAAGAGCAAATAAATAATGAAAAAGAAGTTTTGAAAGAACGACAGCAGGAACAAAAAGAAGCTTTCCAGCAAAGTAAGCAAGAGAATTTAAAGGCAATTAGTGAATCGAATAAAGCGCAACTTGATTCGTTAAGAGAAGTGAGCCAAGCGAACCTATCATCTTTAAAAGAAAGTCATAATAATCGCAAACAAGCGTTAAGTGAGCGTTTGAGTGATGAAATGGACGCTGTTCGTGAATCGCATAGAGCCGAATTAGAATCTTTTAAAGAAATGAATGCTGAGAAACTCGAGCTGGCAAAAAATCCGCCTGATAGCGCAGCTGTAAAAGAAATATTCTCTCAACTGGAAGGTTGGGGTAAAGCAATTGCTAAAGGTGGCGAAGAAGGTAAGCAAGCGTTTGTAGATATGGTTAAATGGCTAAACGAAATCGATGATGCAGCTTTGCGAGAAGCTATTGGTGTACAACTTTTCGGTAGATGATAAATTGTGCCGAATTAAAATTGCGGTATGAAGCAAGAAGGGTGAGATTCCTAACTTGAACCGAAGGCTATGCAAAGTGTAGTCAGGGGCAGAGCATAGAGGGTGAAAAGATATAATCCCTCCACGAGACCGCGACACTTTATAAGTGAAAACGTATGCCGATCTTGCATTAATATGAAGTGCAAGAAGTAGAGGATAAAAAGCCTTTACGATAACAAAATGACAATGTTTGAAGATCAAGGGCAAAACATTATTAATACAATTTTACAAACCGAAGAAAAACAAGCTGATCTAAAAAAAGGAATAGATGATTTACAAGAGTCAGCAAATAAAATGGATGCATCGCCAATGGTCAAATGGAAAGATGCAATGAAAGAGTTAAAAGAAGCTCTTGAACCAGTGTTACTAACAGTAGCAGATATTGTATCTAAAGTAGCTGAATTTATTTCTGCTCATCCAGTGTTAGCGGCTGCAATTACTGCTATAACAGTTGCAATTGGTATACTTGTTGGTATTTGTGCAGCTCTTGCCCCAGTAATATTCTTGGCCACATCAGGCGCTATAACCTTTGCAGGAGTTATGTCTGTTTTAACTAGCCCAATTGCTTTAGTGGTTGCAGCAATCGCAGGATTAATTGCTATTTGGGTATTATTCGGCGATAAAATAATGGCCATATACAATGAATACTTCAAACCGACAATAGATCAAATAGTATCTGTAATTGTTGGGACTTTGCAACCAGTATTTGATAAGGGATTCACACTTATAAAAGATATTGTTCAAGATGCATTTGCGATTATCCAGCGTGTTTGGAATGAAATATTATCACCTGTCTTCTCAAAAATTTCATCAATTATCGAAAATGTTCTTTTACCAGCTTTTAAATTTGTGTTTTCTGCCATTGGTAGTGTTGTATCTGACGCATTTGATGGTATCAGAGTTGTATGGGATACAGTTTTGAAGCCTATTTTAAACGGAATTATCGATTTCATTTCTGGTGTTTTCTCAGGAGACTGGGACAAAGCTTGGAAAGGAATTGTGAAAATCTTCGACGGAGTTTTCAATGGTATAGAACTCGCAGCGAAAGCGCCAATAAATGCTGTAATTTCAATGCTTAATGGATTAATTGAGGGTATTAATAGTATAGAAATGCCTGATTGGGTTCCGTTTGTCGGTGGAGGAAAAGCGAGCATACCTAGAATACCGATGTTAGCAACAGGGGGACATGTTCTTGGAGACGGATCGTTTATTGCTGGTGAAGCAGGACCAGAGTTATTTACCAAGAGGGGTAATCGTGTTTCTGTAACACCATTGTCCTCAAATGAAAAATCACTTGGTATAACAGGAACTATGAGCCGATTAATTGGTGATATGAGTTACTCAATGGCTAGTTCCATGAAGGAATTATCAGGATTAAAAAGTGTCATGAGTAATGTATATGGTAGTTTGGCCAATAGTTCAGAAGCAATGAGCAGAAATGCTAGTCAAAGAACTGCGGATGACAATTCCTCTTCAAATGCAAACAAATCGGATTCATATAACCTCGCTGATATGTTTAGAGGTTCTACTTTTGTAATTAGAGAAGAAGCAGATGTTCAAAAACTAGCCGTAGAGCTAGGTAAATACATTAAGACGTCAGGAAGAAAGGTGGGGCAATTATGAGTTTAACAATAGATGGTAAATCGTTAAATCAATTAGGGTTAGCGCTTTTGCCAGGATTTCAACATCCGGCCGCTCCACCAATTCGTGACTATACAGTGTCTATCCCAGGTCGTCCTGGCGCATATTATTTCGGTTCGGATATAGACCCTATGGAGTTTAATTTACCATTAATCATTAAACCGCAAGAAAATAGATACGAGTTAGCGGCAGCTATCAGGAAAATGGTAGCTGTCTTTATTGATCCTTATGGTAGGCCTAAGGTAGTGAAATTAATCTATGATTATGAACCGGATAAATATTACAAGGTTCAATACAGTGGTTCACTTTCGATTGATCGTTATTTTAGGATGGGAAAGTTTGAATTACCTTTGACAGCATATGATCCACATGCTTATTCAATTATAGATAGCGCAGGCGATGTTTTATGGGGAGATAATATCCCGTTCATGTCGGATATCCCTCTAGAAATGGGAGCTTCTCGATATATAATTAGCAGTCCACAAAAATTAAGTATAGACAACTTTGGTTCGAAAGTTGTGCGACCAATTATAGAAATATCAGGAAGTGCAACCTCATTAACTCTGACTATAAATGGTGAAATTTTTTCTATTGGAACATTTACAAATTCTTCAGTATTAATTGATGCAGAACGATATACAGCTATTAAAAATGGACAGAATTACTTATTCCAACTCAAAGGTAATTTAGAACAATTAGAGTTAATTCCAGGTACTAATATAGTGCAAATAGGTGGTTTTAACGTGAATGTGAATATGTCATTTAAGTATCGTGCTAAATATATATAAGGTGGTGAAAAAATGGCTGAAGTACCTAAGTTATTACCAGAAGATACATTGCGTGTGGGATATCCCAAAATCAATCTAGCAATTGATGAAGCGTATAAAGCAAAAGAAATTTCAGTTCAAGCCGAATCAGTGTCGACGGAAGCCTCGTTTGTCGCTAATAGTGCGATCGGAAAAGCGCAAAATGTACAAGAACAACTTAATCAAGTTGTTATCGATGGTGATTCAAGCGTAGAAGCTGCTCAGGCTAGGGTAGAGAAGGATGGGACTGTTCATGAAACATTAAAAAATCATACTGATGCCATTCATAAAAAAATTGATTTCCTGCAAGAAGCTGGTAGGAACGTCAGATTAGATGGAGCGAAACCTATTGAAGAAGATATTAATTTCGATAGTACAGTAGCTATTCAAACAGCATTAAATAACTATAAAAACGTATTTATTCCTGATGGGACATTTTTAGTGGACCCAGTTATTTCTTTATTTATTAAAAGTAATTCAAAAGTTACATTTAGTAAAAATGCTATTATAAAATCTAAAACTACAAATGTCGTTGAATATAACATTATCTCGTTGAAAGATGTATCGAATGTAGA